GCCTTCTTGCTTTTGGGTTTGGCAGTGTCCTTCTCCCCCTTGGTATTCTTAGCTGGCGCATTGTCGCCAGGCGGGAGTTTGTTCATCGATGGGTTAATACCGGGCATCCCGATTTTACCATCGTCCGCAGGCAGTAGTGGGTATTGCGCCATGCTCAGGCCTCCTCAGGAATAAGAACTTGACCTGGCTCAACGCCATTATCAAGCGCTGCAGTCAATGCATCGAGCCCACGCTCACGCGCCTGGCGCAATGCCCTACCTGATGTAGCAGCGATGGGCACGATTACAAATAACTCGTCACGTTGATCATTGCGCATGGAAATACGAAGCACATTGCATCCTTCAATGATTGACCAATATCTAAATTGAGTGAAGGTCCTCATACACCCATCCATGAACCACCACTTGACTGACGCCGCGTTGCTGACCGCTTCACCTCACGGCGCTCTGCCTTAGCAATACCTGGGAAGAGCTCCGTCATGGCCCATACAAATGCATCTGCCCGGTTCGGTGAGCCTTGCCCCAGGTACCCGCCTGTCGTCATGGCGCATAGCTCATCTTCCAACTCGGTGAACGTACCAGCAAACCGTATTTTATCTTGTTCTGTCAATGAACTGATCGGCTCGGCGCGCACTACCTTACCACGTGACGCTGTGACCTTCTTAAATGGGATATTTGCCTTGGCTGCGCGGACGACAAACTTCACCATATCACCCCCATAGTTTGCCTCGCCAACAACCAAGTCAGCTTCATGGCGGTCATAAGCAGCCGTCACGATACGACCCCAAGTACCTGGACCGGCTTTAACTGTCAGGTCTTCAAGCACGTAACCTCGTCCGTCAGTCCCCAGGCCTCCTACGATGATCCCTATAGCATCATTAGCCTGGTTATCTGTATCGCCAGCACCAGATGGGTCGACAGCCACGATAACCCGTTGCATATCGGGTAAGTCATCGACTCTAGTACGGTCAATACTTTCAATTGACCAAAGGGCATTCTCTGTAATATCCGCAAACTTGCCGTCACGGAACCGAATACGCAGTCGCGCAGGTAAGCTGTCAAGGGTCTCAAGGTAGTCATCCGGCAGGTTGGCGCGGTTGTCATCAGGGTTCATCTGCAGCGCCGCGTAGCGCTGGCGATCTACCGGCTGCTTGGTCTCAGGGTCAACGCCCTTTACGAAGAGCTGGTAAGTCCAATGCGCCTGAGATGGCGGGTTGCAATCATAATACATACGACGCCGCAAGTATTTTGTATCATCTCCAACTTGGTAGGAGACTCGTTGCGCCAGGCGGGTTAGTGCGACGTTGCGGCTGGCATAGGGGATCTGGCTACACTCGTTCAAGAAGATGGTGACAAACTCTTTACCGAGGATCTTCTCGGTGCGCTCCTTATCGTCAAGCCCACCGAACCAAATCTCACTGCCGTTCGTAAACTCAGCATAACTGTCTGTCTTATCAAGTCTGAACTTCACGTCTGGGAAGCATAGCGCCATGACCTTGGGGAAGGTATCCTGCATGATCGCCGTCTTGACGTGGTTGAAGCGAAGCCGGAGGATAATATGGCGGGAGCCGGCTGCAGCCACAGCGCGGAGCACGATGGCCCGTACTGTATTGAATGTCTTACCAGACCGAGAACCCCCAAAAAGCATAATATTCTGTGCATCACCACCCATTAGCTTCAAAGCTTCTGTCTGCTTGGCAGTTAGCTCGAATTTGGTGGTAGCAGTCATTAATCAGGCTCTTTCTTCTTTGCCCAGCGGCACCATGCGTTATTACACATTGGCATCCAAGGCGAGTTCACTGTACCGCATACTGGGCACCACCATCCCGTAGGAGTACCTGCCTTTAAAGCTGCGTAACTCACAGAACCCCGGCATCGTCAGCAGAGATAGTGACGGTAATCTCCTTGCCTTGCCCGTTGTCTTTCTCGAATAGCCCCAAGTGCTTCATGGCATTCGTCAGGGCTGTATTCTTATCCCACAGCCGGACTTTCTTGGTGCGCCCTGTAATTTCGCCGTCGGTGTCAGTCTCAACTTCTTCGAACCCGGCGACCATCGCAGCAGCATTGGCGTCAAGCTCGTGGATCTTCTTCATTGTGCCGTCTGGGTGATAGAGTTGGCGTACGTCGCCTAGCGCCAGGCGTCCCAGTTCAGTGAGAATGTTGTCGATGGTAACGCCGTGCTTGGCGACCAGAGCAGCTTCCAGGTCAGCATGGTGCTTAGCAATGATTGCTTTTACCTTAGGCGTTTTAACTAGCTTACTGGCTATTACAGCAGCAACTTTTTTAGAATACCCCACTTTAATCGCTGCTTGCGTACCATTACCTCCATTGGCTATGTACTCAGCAGTGAAGGCTTTGGTCCTTAGGTCTAGGGCTTTCTTTTTCAAAGGTTGTACTGGTACCTTACTGTCGGCGCCCGGTGCTTTCTTGGGCCGACCTACTGGTCCGCCTGGGGGATTCCTAGTGGCCATGATGGAACTCCTTACATGCCAGGTGGACGGCCCAGACCATAGGCTTGATGGTGGCAAATTGATGAATAGGCTCCCGCTGAAGCCATGTATCAAAGCTGAGACGTGAGCCTGAAGAAGCGTAGAGCTTCCATAGCCTCTGAATCTCTGGCATCAAAGCGGGATCGATGTTGCCCATGATGCTTACAGGCTGCCTTTTGTCTTCCGGCCATCAAGGCCATACGGATCCATGGGCGCCGATGAATGGATTGGCATTGTCGATTTGGTAGGGCGCGAGCCTGAGCCGACTGATGTGTTCTGCGGTGCTGAACTGCCTTTTTCTTGCACCACGCCTTTTGGTACTGGGTGAAATAAACCGCCGCTTGACTTAGCCATTATCATTCCTTTAAATAGTGGGTTTGAAAGCGCATGGTAGTACGCGCTACGCCATTTTATCTTAAATGTAAACCGCTTTGTAAAATTTTCTAGAATTTTCCCGCCTAAAAATTTTTAGGCCACTTCTTGTGGGTTTTCACTTAGCGCCGGGTGTTTTGTTGGTTTATTCCAGGGGCTGAATAAATAAGTATTTATTTACGTAGAACGTTGGACGTGGCTCCTTTGGAAATTTTCTGCTTAAGCGAAATTTCCCGTGGTCCCCCGTGGGTTTTAGTTGCCACGCCCCAAGTCCAGAGTCTCAACCACTAACCCACCCTGCCCAAAGATCCAAGAGCATCGGGCATCGGGCATCGGACCCAAGATCCTAATCCTTTATATTGTTTATACTATTTATATTATATAAAGGATTGCGGGTTTGTCTCAACGCTACCACCTTTTGGAACGTTGCCGTTGTGCAACGTTCTTTGTCTGTTGCTTGGATGCAACTAAGCTCTATGTTCTAAGCTCCGTGCGCGGACCACCAGGATTGTCACCACCGCGTTTGTTTAGTCCTACCCTTATAGGGCTAAGGGCCTAGGGGTTTGGGCTTGGTGGTGGGCTCGTGTGGAGCTTAGAAATTTGTGTGGATTGAACCATGGGCGGCGCTCTGCGCTTGTTTCGCGATGTGGAATTTATATGCCGTATTCACAAGTACTTGTACTTTATTATTACAATTAAATATTTACAAATCAGAAGGCTTCAATATATAATATATTCATGTTGTGAAGCAAAGACAACTAACCTGCTGAGGACAAGATCATGACTATGCTGCGAAGAAAGATACAACTTGTATGTAAAGATTACGACGTCGAATTTCGCAATGGCTACTCCGGCCGCGGAATGCACAACAAAGAATGCATCGGCATTGTCACCGACCATAAAGAAGCAATGATTATTATTGCCGAAGTAATTAAAGAGCTGCACTGCGATCTTGACGACACAGATAGCTGCCAGCCTTTCAACAACGTTGTTGATGCCATTCTCGACTTCAAAACCGACTCGATGGGCCGAGACCAAATCTTTTATTGGGAAGATTTAAAGCCATTAACCGACGAAGAGCAAAGTCTTTACAAGCACTATATGGAGCTGGACAACGCCAATCCGAACGACATCGACGAATAACAAAGATGACCCTACTAATGTAGGAGCCTCGCACTACGCTCTTCCCACGAGGAACCTAGCGCGACGATTTGTCGGCCCTACTGGACTAAACCAGTAATTCAACCAAAGGAACCAATCATGAAAACCTATGCCAACCGTGACTCAGCCACATCTGCGCTCCGCAAAATCGGGATTCACCCCCGTGATTACAATCTTTTCATTGGTGGAGAGAAGGGTAAATTTACAGTTGACCTCGACAAAGCCCAGCATCATAAAGACTCT